ATTGTCTCTATAATATTGTATAGCTTGTGACTCTATATCATCTTCTTCTTCATCATCACCTACGAAAGGCATCCAATCAAACCATCCTGCCATTATTGTATCCTCGTGCTAACTGCCGCTTTAGTACCTGCTTCTCTAGCTTTAGCTAAGTTTAATATAGTCTCTGACTTAAGATGTTCTACCTCTGGTATATTTCTTGCAGTCTCAGATTGTTGATTTGCTATATCTGCTTTTAGTTTATCTAAATCTAAAGCATCTTTCTGTAATTTAATAATTTGTTCTTCTACTTGTATCTCATTAGGTACTGCTTGTGCAGCTTCTGCTTGCCACTTAATAGCTTTACCTTTTTCTTCTTCAGCTTCTGCTAATGTTTTCTGTATGTTAGCTTGTAACTGTTGTATTTGTAATTCATTACCTATATTCTCTAGCTCTTGTTGTTGTTCATCAGGTTGATTACCTTGCATTAGAGCTTGTACAATCTGGTCACGGTTGTGAATACTAGAGTTTTGGAATAATGCTAATAAGATTACATCAAAAGCAGGAGAGTCTTTAGGTATAGATTGTAACATCTGTACCATTTGTTGCATTTCTAACTCTTTAGCCATAATACCCATAGTTGAGTAAGGGATAAATTTATAATCATTAACAGGGTATCTTTCTACATCAAACTGTATCTTTCTCCACATTGACTTCTGTATTAAAGGTACAAGGAATGTATTTTGGAAATTCATAAGAGTACGCTTTTGTCTTTTAATAGCAGCACTCTGTTGCATTGACATACCACTTGCTGTAGCTCTATCTCCAGTACCTAAATCAGAACTACCTGTACCCATTTGAATCATAGCTTGTAAGCTTTGAACTTGTTGGAATGTAGATGGGTCCGTTGTTCCCATATCTAATGGCATAATAGCATCTCTAGGTGAGCCATTAGTAAGGACTGTCTTTCCCGGTCTTACTTCAAACTTAACACCTCTAGGTAATCTAGTAGCATCTGCTGCCATCATAGGTGTAGTAGTTAATGCTAGAGAATCTATCCTAGCTCTCATTTCAGCATCTAATGCTTTCTGACTATTATAACCTTTTTCACAAATTCCTCTACCCCAGAACTTATTTGGGACAATATCATGTTGATAAGAGATGAAAGGTCTATCTTCCATAATAAATAAGTTAGGTTCTACTCTTAATATATGTTCATCATTACATATAGTAACTACTGCTTCAACTAATTCATCTTTCTTTGTATATTTAAAATCATCTTTATCAGCTTTAGCTTTAAGGAATCGTTTAGGTACTTTACCCCAATACTCTGTAATCTTAACTGAGTCTGATTCATCTGCTTGTTTCATTTCAGAGTCATACCCGAACTTGACAGTCTCATAACTACCATCAAGAGGTACATCTCTATAGATACCTGCTAATATTCCTTCAACTACATGATAACGAGGTTTGATAACTTCATGTGCAACGCCTAACGCCTCATTAATTGAATTAGCTGAAGGGTCTATAAGAAATTCTTTGGGTGATATAGGTTCTACTTTTATATCTATTGATGGGTATTCTACTAATTGACGATTAGTAGTGGTAGTACCTTCTATAGGTACTTCAACAGGAGAGCGTTCTACGTTTTGTTCAACTACTATCTTACCAATACCTGTTCCGTATATAGCACTATTGATAAAAACTTCACATATAGAGTCTTTACACCCTGTTTTCTCTAAATCTTCTTGTAGGAGGTTACGTACATACTCAGCATCGCTAGGGTCTTGGTCAAGCATGTCATCTTTAATATCAAACCACTTGCCTCGCCCAAATGTTGCTTCTTCTAGCTCTGCTACTGCGGACTCAACAGCTTGTTGTAGTGCAGGTGCAATGATTCTAGACTTTTCAGAGCTTCTAGTTCTATCTTCTTGTAGCCAAATACCTCTCCATAGACGATAGTACTCATCCCACTTAGTTACATAGTTAGTATCTCTGTGAGTTCTCCAGCTTTCTAGTCTATAATTCAACCATCCAGCTAAAGCTTGGTATTTAGTCTCTTTATTTTCAAACATTTATAGGAATATCTCCACTAACGTAGGTAATTCTGTGGAGTATAGCACACTTTAGGTAGTTGCGTACAACTATTTGTTAAATTACCTAGTATCCTGCAACTTCATCCATAGGTTTCCAGTCTTCATCCAAGTCTATGGAGTATGCGAAGTCTGAAATTGATACTTGGTCTATATAGGCAAGGCTATCAAGTAAATCGTCATGTGAAAGGTGATTAGGGAAGTCAAGCATCTGTGATATGAATACTTTCCAGTCTTTATCTTCATTAAAACTTATCTGTCCATGCTCCATCCTACCTTGTAAGGACCAAGTTATACGCTCAGTCTTCTTTTTACCACCATGTCGTACTTCATCTATATGTACAAACCTATTCTCAGTCCTCATTTCATCTTCTAAGTAAGGCATGATAGCATTTTTTAGAGAACCTGTCTCTATACCTACAGTTGTAGCTTCATTTACTTCAGCAGCTTTGAGTATTTTCTTAGCAGTTTCTTTAATTCCCCATCTTCCATGTAGAATATCTTTAACCCACCACTTATCTCTATCTATTTTAACAATAGCTATAGCTGTTTCATCTAATTTAGAACCTTTTAGTCCTCTTTCCTTCTCTACAGCTTCAAATCCAGCAGGGTCTACTGCAATTACAAAGTTTCCTTCCTCTGGTTCTTTTCCTGTAATAAACCATTCCTCTTTAAAGATACCTCCAGAGAAAGTTTCAAAGGATGCTTCAAATTCTTGTCTAAAAGCCATAGATGACATAGACTTTTTAGCAGCTTCAACTTCTTCTTCATCAATGTAAGGGTTATCTATAGAGGTATATGAGAAAGTTTCCCAGTTATCATCTTTCTTAGCTTCTGTATATAAGTCATAGAAGTGATTTTTACCTGCTGGTGTACCTATAAAGAGAGCTTCACCTTTAACATCAGCTAGAGTAGGTCTTAAAATCTGTTCCCATACTATAGGTTTCATAGAAGCATACTCATCGAGTACGACATAGGCTAAACCTACGCCACGAAGCGTATCTGGTCTATCCGAACCTTTTAAGAATATCTTTCTACCATTGATTAAAGTAAGCCTAGCTGTGTTTTCGTAGGCATCCTTTATAACATCAGCGCCTAGCTCTTTCAACATACTCCACATAATATCTTTAGATTGTTGAAACGTAGGACCAACATAAAATACATCTTTACTTGTTGATTGTAAAGCTTTAATTAGTAGTATCCAAGCAGCTAATCTGGATTTACCAAATCTTCTACCTGCTGATACTACTTTAAATCTAGCTGGGGAATTGAATATCTCTAATTGAGCTGGGTGTAACTCTACATTAATTTCTGCCATTCCAACCTTTCTGAACGAGTAGCATAATTCTTAAATTCTTTCTCTTTTATTAAATAGAGAGACTTTTCTTTATACTCTCCACCTCCATATATATCTTCTGGCTTAATAACTCTAGATTTAATATTATTATCTTTAATACATTCTTTTATTTTATCTGGAGTTATCCAATAAAGATGACACTTAGTAATATATACCCACCAAGTAGCTTTAGTAGTTTCAATACCTGAAGGTCTACCTCCATAACTATCTTCTATAACTACATTTCCAGTTCTATGGGAAGCTCTATCATTTTTAACTTCTATTCCTATTCCTTTCTCTGGAACAAATATATCCCACTCTTTACAGAAACCTTCTATTTTATAAGCTTTAGGATATTTGAGCTGAACTTTCTTAAGTACTAAGCGCTCTCCTTTTTCACCAAAAGCTAAACAATTATCCCAACTCATCTAGTACCTCAGCTACTACAGCATCTTCAGATTTATTTCTGACTTGCTTAGGTTTGTTCTTTTTAGCTTGTTCTTTGATTTGTTCTGTAGGAACTACATTGATAATAATACCACCATCATCTTTCTTATGGTTTATCTCAACAGCTTTAGTTTGAGGTACTATTCTATCTATACACATCTTTAAACAATGAACGTCACCTTTTAAAGCTCTATCTATAATAACCTGAACTATCTCAGGTCCACGCTCTGTAAGCATTTCTCTAGATAGTATAGTCCACTTATTCATACTACCCTTAGGTCTTCCGTTAGGATTTAAAGGAGCCATTCCTTTATACAACGCAGGGTTGCCTTTGTTATTCTTTCTTTTATCCATAGTTAATTACTTTAGTGAAAAACTAAAGTATAACATAAAGAGAGAACATGATGATTATTATTAAAGAAATAATAAAAGAGAAGCTTGGTACTTAAGTAGACTTAAGTTGTACGCATGTTAGAGATTTTAAAACAATCTTAATGATAATCATAATGTCTGTTTAAAGCTGTTCTAGGCAAAGCGTGTTTAACTTAAGTAGCAAACTTGGTAATAGTTTAGCATACTTTTCCCACTTTGTAAACTAATAGTAGCAAATCTATTAATAAATAGTTATTAGTGGACTTCTGTAGAACTGAAACTTACTCTCATCTGCGATTGATTGTTTATAAGTTCGTCAGGCGACCCAATGGGTCCCCCACCCCACTAGTTGTACATAAGTACATCAAAGATGCACTAGTACAACTTAGTAGGTGCGGTTCTCCATTGGAAACGCCTGTCTCACTCTTGAATACTCAAGTAAATATGAATGTGATTATGAATTAATTGAGGACAGATGACAAACACCAGTCATCTGTAGTTTCACCTAAGCGCAATACATTCTTTAAATATCAATGGTCATCCGTAGCCACCCTATCTTAAGTAAGAGTAACCTTGTCTTAGGTGAACCAAGATGAATCATTTCTGATAGTCGCAACTTGCATCTTAGAGCCTTTAGGTAGTA